CGGCGGCGTCTTCCAGTACAACGACACCAACTACATCCGCCAGGATCAAATCCCCGGCATCGTCAGCCAGGCAAGCAAGCAAGGCGAAGCTCGTGCACTCCGTAGACTCCAGATGTCGCCCTCAACTCGCCGGAAGGTAGGCATCTGATGGACCAAGCGATCGGAACATTCCTGACGCTGTTCACGCCGGATGCTGATGTCTACTACCACTTCCAGAATTTCTACATCGGCGAGAACAAAGTCTGGAGCGGAGAGACCTACAGCTTCCTGCCGTTCGGATTTAGCGGCGTCACCGTCAGCCGTGAAGGCGACAACGTTGAGGCGCAGACCGCATTCCCTAATAACGAGCTGAGCCGCACCTGGGCAACAACTGCCGTTTCGGATGCCTGGTTCCTCCGCGCCCGCACCATCAAAGTCGATGCCACCGGCGAGCCTTTAACTCTGATCAGCCGTTATGTCGGTCAGATAACCAGTGCCAGCTGGGACGAAACCGCGTTGATACTCAAGACCAACAGCGTGTTGGACGCTGTGCAGCCGAACATCCCCAACCGTCGCCTGAACCGCAACCTTGTCGGCTCGATACCTGTGACCGATGCGATCCAGTTGTGAGCGCTTCCTTGGTCTCCGCTACGAGCTGGGGGCTGACGGCAGCAACGGCAAAATCGACTGCATCCATCTTGTCCTGGCGGTACTGGACGACTTAGGCATCCCCAGACCAGAAGTCAAAAAAGCCTGGTACGAGAACCGCAGGCGCATGATCTTCAGAGACCTGTACGACTGGGGCGAGCGTATTGCCAGCCCTGTTTACGATGGTGACGTAGTGGTCATCCCAGGCCAAGACTGGACGTTCGGAGTCACATGGCAGCGCGGAATTCTCTACATCAACCAAGCGCTGATGGCGGTGAACTGGTCACCGGTCGCTTTGCTGCCCAACGTTCACGCCTTCCGTTACTGCCCTACGAAAAGCAGTTAATTGATCTGCTGGGGTGCAGCGAAGACGAATACCGCTTTTTCCGTGCCGAGGCTGAGCGTCGAGGACAGGTAAGACCTGCGGCATATGACCACATTCCCGATATACGAAACGGAGCTGACGGGGGCTTAACCGTCGCAATTATCAGCCTGCTGCTGGGCGTCGCATCTACTGCTGCCAGCATTTTGTTGGCGCCCAAGGCTGGTTCAACCGAACAAGAGCAGATAGAAGTCACCTCCCAGGAGCTTGCCGACGCCACCGGACCAACCCGCTACAACACCACTTACGGATTTGAGGGCAGCGCGGGCATTGCAACCTGGGGCGAGCCCATCCCAATTCCATTCGGCAAATTCGGCGGCAACACGGGCGGCTTGCTGATCACGCCGAAGCTGGTGTGGAGCCGTCTATTCAGTTACGGTAACCAGCAGCTGGTCAAGGCTCTGTATGCCTGCGGCGAGTGGGGCATGGCGTTCCCCAACATCGAAGGCATCTACACGGGCAACGCACCACTCGACTCTGCCTACGACCACACCTTTGCGGTGTATTTCCGTCAGAGCGAAGGCGACAACCGCATCATGGACACCGACCTGCGCTACGGAACGCGGGCAACACCAGATAGCGGGGACCCGGAAACCTATCCCGACATCTTCACCTGTCCCTCGCGTAACGGGGAAAACGACGAGGCGTTCTGTTACACCTACACCCCAAGCAGCAACAACACGTTCGGGGTCTCGCAATCCGTCGTCAACGGCACTGGGCTGCGTGCGATGTGGCGCGTCATCAGCCTTGTCTCAACCACCGGTGACGAGCAGAAAGGCAAGCTAATCCGCGACAGGGTAAAAATCTGCGGCGACAACTGGGGCTCCATGCCTGGCGTGGGGCGTGAATATGTTCGAGGCATGGGAGTCGTTGAACACAACGGCACTACTTATTCCGAGCGCACTGATGTTGCAGTAAGCGTCGATGACGTAATCAACTTTTACATCGCTATTGGTGAGTACCCCGACTTATATGAAAGCGATACATACGGAACCAATCTTGACGACCTCAACTCAACCTCAGAAAACGAGCGATACTCTGCCGACGCCCTGCTGCAACTAGGGGCAACAATTCAGATCGGAACCTCAATTTGGCTGGTTACTGGTCGGACAGCTTCTGCTTGGGAGCCAGAGACAGATCAGACAATCACCCTCAAATGTATCGATGCCTTTGGCGCACCGATAGTCACTGTTCTGCCCGCAGATCTTGTCACTGACTTCGAGAAAGTTAATGACGGAGAAGCCTTCACCACAACCAACCACGTCGGCATAAGCAGCACTCCGCTGTCAGTACCTGCCTTGGGCATTGTCAAAACAGTGCGTCAAAGCGATGTCGTCGAGATTGGACTTAAGTCGCAAGTCTGGAACCAGGCAAGCGGAATGATGAACTGGTCCGAGGTCCCGACCGAAAGCCAGCTAGTCGCATTTGACCAGGACAACGTGCAGCTGTCTGGCGGCACGATGAACAAATATCTGCAGCGGACCAGCGCCTTCACCATCAGTGTGCGCCCTGGGGGTCAAGACGACGACGGTTCAGTTTTTGAGTGGCAGCAACTCCCCGTCGAGTTCTGCATCCGTGGACAGGAACCTGTTGATCAGTTCAACTTCCTGCGGTTCTACCTGCCGGAAACAAACAACTATGAGTTCCGCTTCGAGCCCCTGCCGGGTTCAATCATCGTCAAGAACTACGAGGCCGACCATCTATTCATCCATCTAGACGCCAAGAGGCAAACACTGATTACCAAGGAGTATTCGACTCCGTATGGCACGTTCCGCATGGCAACGGCTGGCGTTGAGGTCGCCCAGCTTGAGCTGATCGGACTTGCTGAAACCGGCGCACCAGACAACACCGTTGATTACGCCAGCGGTCTGGATGCAACCGAAGTCCTGCTAGATCGCTACGAAACTGCCGATTACAACGATCCTCACGGCAAGGCTCACGGCTGGCGCGGCGAGGTCCTTGGCTTCCCGCAGCAGAACGAGGGTCTGACCAAATCTGCAGTGGTGCGTTGCCTTCGTTCAAACGGCAAGTCGGGCTACGTCGATGTCGAGGTCACCTGCACATCGCTCTACCAGCCTCAGACCTTGACCACTCCGGCGGGTTACTCGCCTGCCTTGTATTCCGCCTGGATCTGGGACGCTCCAACCTTCCGTGTTGTTGGCAGCGCTTACACGGGCGCAAATGATGCCTGGGAGATTGGCGAAGAGCTGTATTACTCGACCAGCATCACCAGCGATCCCGCGACCAATAACAACAAGTGGTTGCATCGTGCTTACGCAGAGGGCGCCACGACGGTGACGATGTACTGCACCCTGCAAAGCATCGGTGAACTAGATACGACGATCACTTACGGGACAACAGAAAGGAACTGGATTCCCGCCAGCCAGATCGCAGAGGTCAACTACTACGGGTCGTCGTGGAGCACCAGCTGCGACAGCAGCCCAGAGCACCAAATCAGCTACGTCAACGAGATCCGCGCCAACGAGCCAGTTATCCCGACCTACTTCAATATGAGCATGTTCGGGCTCTGCCTGCGCTCGGGCAAGAACTTCACCAAGCTCGACCAGCTGCGCTTCTACGTTGCAGGCGGCATCCAGGTTTATCGCCACCTGACCGGCGACACCGGACGCAGCAACCTGTTCTCCGATTTCGTCTATTGGCTGCTCACCGACAAGGATGCTGGTGCGGGCGATCGGATCAGCACCGAGCTTGTTGACAGCGACAGCTTCGAGCGCACAGCCAGGTTCCTGGACAAGAACAAGATCTTCTGCGACACCGTTCTGCAGGACGCGGTGAATGTGCGCCAGTACATCAGCGACATGGCAAAGATGATGCTGTGCAACTTCACCATCATCGAAGGCAAGTTCGGCTTGGAGCCTGCACTGCCGGTCACAAGCACGGGCGAGCTGAGCACCGATCCAGTGTCCATCGCAATGATCTTTAGCGAGGGCAACATCATCGAGGGCAGCTTCGGGCTTGAGTATCTGGAGTACCAGCAGCGGGCTGACTTCAAAGCCGTTGCGACGTACCGCTCTTCCGGGATGGTTTCCTCCACCCAGGACTACCTGATCCCTGCGGGACTTCCCGAAGAATCCACCGTGCTGGTTCGTTATCTGGGAGAGGAGACCGGCAAAGAGCCGATCGAGACATTCGATATGTCGTCGTACTGCACTCAGCGGAGTCAAGCACTGCTGGTTTGCAAGTACCTGTTGGCAGCCCGTCGGCGGATCCGGTACAGCGTCCAATTCCAGACGACTCCCGAGGGCATCGCACTGAAGCCGGGCGACTTCATCCGGGTTCTGACCCAGGCAACTCCTTACGCCCCGTACAACACCGGCGTAGTTCTGGCTGCCGACAACCGAGTGGTGACGCCAACGCCACTGAGCGATGGAAGCTACGACGTGATCTTCTACCGCCCTGGTTCGGAAGCCGTCGAAGAAGGCACCTTGGTAATCGTCAACGGCGTTGCCACTGATCCAACTTTGGCTGGCGTGGTGTTCTCAGTGCCGCTAACCACCGAAGGCAACGCAGCTGTATTCCAAGTCGAGCAACTTACACTGACTGAAGAAGGTCTGGTGGATGTCGTGGCGGTCGAACACCCCTGTGATGACCAGCTTCGGAGCCTGATTGTTCAGGACATGCTTGACGATCAACTCTGGTACGTTTCCGAATGAGCTACCCCACCTACGCCCCAAGCTCAAGAGCTTTTGATCCTGGTAATTGGCCAGTCAAAAGTTATTCCTCAATTAACGGCACTGAGATCCGTTTGTTGTACGGAAGCCGCCGAACTGCTGCGACTTTCACGCTTAGCTACCAGAACTTATCTGATGTCGAAGCGCAGGAATTTTTGACGCATTACGACGAGATGCTGGGCACGTTCAGCACCTTTGATTTGCCTACGTCTGTGTTCAAGGGCTGGAGCGGCGATGCTTCAGCTTTCGATCCCAGCGGCAGCATGTCGTTCCGTTATCAAGAGGCACCTAAGCTGGATTCTGTAAAGCCTGGCGTTAGCAGCGTCAGCGTCAGTCTGATTGGGGTGTTGTCCTGATGGCTTACTACTCAGGCCGTGACGGCGAACTCCTGATCAACGGAGTTAAAGCAGGCAAGGTTAGAAGCTGGAGCGTCAGCGCAAGTGCTTCGACGCTGGACACCACCACGCTGGAAGACACCGACCGCACCGTGATTTACGGCGTGCGGAGCATGACGGGCAACTGCTCGCTCTTCTATTACGCCGACAACGCAACGACCAAAGCTGGGAATGATGCCAGCGTCCTGCTGAACAAGATCATCAAAGCCCGCACCACATCCACTGAACCCGGCACAGCAGCTGACCCAGAAACGGTGACGCTCAAGCTGCGGATCAGCGATGGCACGGCTTCCGGCAAATACATCGAAGGCTCGGTGTTGATCACGTCGGTCTCGATGTCAATGGCGGTTGGCGAGGTGCTTTCTGCTGACGTGGCATTCGAGTTCAACGGCGCACCAACCGGGGTGAACATCTGATGGCTGGCGTTTATCTCGGTGACAGCGGACACGTCGAACTCCGCCGCGTGGGTCTCAACAGCAGCATGTCGAGCGTGCTGGATCCCGCCGATGTCAACGTCACACGCAAACGGTTCAGCTTTGATTTTGAGCCTGGGGCACTGATCAGCGGCGATCAGCTTGAGATCGAGACCGAAGACGGCAGCGACCTAGAGCTGGTTTCAGGGCATACCGGACCCGACGGACGCTGGTTCATCCACGTTGATGATGCTGGCGGAGTCCGGCTCTACAACAGCTTTGCGGATGCCATCAACGGCGGAGAAACCACAGCACTTGCCCTGGTCACACCATCCCAAAGCACCACAATCCTGGCTCGCACCAGAAACAGCTTGTATCTCTGCTTGGCGGATGTCACCAGCTATGAGATGACCACCTCGCGTGAGTCAATTGATATAACGCAGCTTGGCAGTGAGCACCGGCTGAACTATGCAAGCGGTCTGATTAGCGGTCAAGGTCGTTTGTCCTGTCTATGGAAATACGAAAAAGGCGTTTGCTCTAGCACTGGCAACATCGAAGTTTCTCATTATCTGGCGCAGCTAGTTCTTCGCCTGCAGCAAGGCGCAGCATTCGACGGACGCTTCTATGTCAAGTCTTATGCGCCAGGACCGTTGATCTGGTGGGATACGCAGTGCATTGTCACCAACGTGGCGATGAGCTTTGAGCCCTCGCAGCCGATCCGTTCCCAGATTGATTTTGTGACCACCGGACCGATCGATCTGCGGATGGGTCAGCCGCCTAGCTACCTGCTGCAGGAAGACAACAGTTTGATCCTGCAAGAAGACGACGAAAGCGGCATTTTGCTAGAGGATTGACGCCCCTACAATGTTTCTAGCTGTATGACGTAACGGGCGTGGCTGACCTTAAGATCACAGATCTGCCCGCCCTAACGGCGGCGCAACTGCAAGCCACTGACCCACTGGCACTCGCAGACGTTTCCGCGTCTGAAACCAAGAAGATCACTGCCAAGGATCTGGTTCAGGGTGCAGTCTCCCTGATCGATGACGGCAGCATCCCGTCCGCCAAGGTCTCGGTTGCGATTGCAGCTGGTT